GCTTCGGTGTCGTAGTCCACGCGGCGGGCGTCAATCAACTCCCATTCATCGCTCTCCTCCTCACCCATCTCGACGAGGTAGTCGCACGCAAGGTTCAAGGCGTCCGCGCTCAACTCGGTGTTGGCGTCTGGGTCTTCGACAATCTCGGCGTCCGTCTCGACCACTTCGACGGTGACGTTCGCCGGAGCATCGGCCGCCTCCAATACGCTCTCGATGGCGTCTGTGAGGATGCGTTGGTATGGCTTGACGACTTGCTTGTCGAACAACTCCGACGCGATTTCAAGCTCTTGGGTGTTGCCCAGTTGGCCCGCCGTCTTCACACCAAACATGGCCGAAGACACCACGCGGTGGCCCACCATGATTTTGTCCGACACCTCGGTCGAGAGGAACTGGTATTGTTTGTCCGCATCGCTCAAAGGAAACGGCTCAAAGTCGGGCTTCCTGTCGGGTTGGTCCGAATAGGTGACGATGAACTTGCCCGCGTTCGTAGCGCCCCCAAGTTGGCGCTCGATGTCGTTGCGAATCTTGTGGCGTTCCTCCTGTGACGGCACCCCGTTCTTGAAATGGATGGTGAACGAAGGGGCGAGGCCGTTCTTGATGTTGTTGATGTGGTACGTCCCGATTTCCTTGTCCAGCTCGATGTAGTTGATGGACCCCACGTAGTCGGGCTTCGGGTAGTAGTAGGAGCCGGGAGAGAACGGCTTCACGTACAAAATCTGATGCGGGTATTCGTTCCGGTCTTCGGGGTTGAAACACCGCACCTTTACGGGCTCGATTTGCTTGTTGCTCCAGTCCTCCGAGTAGTAGTAAAACTCCACCTTCTCGTCGTCGTTGACCTCGGCCGACCGGATGCGCTCAAACGGGCAGTGTTTCACCTTTTTGATGGAGGTGCGCCCGAGGTTGTAGGCAATCTCCAAAGCGAAGCCGCCTTGGATTTTAAGGTCGAGGCACGCCTTGCGAATCTCGTCGTCCAAACCCCACTCCTCCAACTTCAACCGAGCCTCAAGGGTGTCGGCTTGCACCCCGTCGCCAAATATCATGTAAGCGATGGACGTGCAAAGGGCGTTGTGTGTGGCGCTTGAGTGGTAGAGGTCGATGAGGTACTGCGGGAACATATTGTCGTCCCCGTAGTTCATCCACCCTTCACGGCTTGAAGTTTCCGCGTAGCTCTTGGCCTGATATTCTTTGAGTTGTAGTAAATCCATGTTCACTCGTAATATACGACGTTGTCAGGTATGGAGATTGAAGGGGTGTCCCACGCATCTTCGGCGGCGAAACGGGCGGTGCCTGTCTCAAGAATGCCAAGGGAGCTTGTCACTGTCGGGTATAAAGTTTCGTCGGTGGTCATGCCCCAAATGGTGTAAGTGTACAGCCCGCTGTTTTTAATCAACACAGCGCCCGACAAAGGAATGTCCACGCTGGTCGCAATGGTCATCTTTGTCTCACGTTCGTTGTCCGTCGTGACCATAGGATTCACGGCAAATTCCTCACCTGTTGCCAATTCCTTGAAAATGACAAGGTAGTTGGAGAAGGTAGATTGGCTGTAACCGGGCATAGGCGAGTACTTCCGTTGTTGGTACGGACTGACCGAAAAGGTCTGCATTCCAGCTTTGTTCGGTGTGAGGTGAATCATGGTAGTAAGAAAAAAGGGGAGAGCCAACGCCCTCCCCCTCCTTTTGTAACTATAAACGGTCCCAAGGCTTTGGCCCGGTGTTTATTACGCTGTCACGGTGAACGTCAAGTTGGCGCCTGACTCGTCAAGGAATGGAGCCGGGATGGCTTCCTCTGCTGTGAACTCCAACGTGAAGCCGTTGAGGTCGCCGATGGCGGTGCCTGTCGCGATGCTTCCCCCGGTCAACTCCGCGCCACGGATGTGGCCCATGACGAAGTAATTGTCGTTCAAGTCCTGCACCACGATGGCGAGGCGTCCCTTGGCGAGGTTTTGGATTTCGGTGATGTCAGCCGCCACGGGCTTGTTCACCACCAAGCTCAACACCTGCGAGTAGAAGACCGTCCCGTTCTCGACCGATGCGTTCACGGTTTGCGTGAGGCTTGACGTGTTTTTTGGGGACACGTAGTCGCGCAAAGTCAAGGCGGCGGCGCTGTCAGGAATTTCACCCGAAGCAACCGCATCCCAAAGGCCGTCGGAAAACTCGGCCATCCAAACCTTTTTCACACCCCCGAGGGCGTCACGGCAAGGCAAAGACCGTCCTGTAAGTGTAAGGCTACAAGCCATGATTTCAGAGGTTGAGAAGATGCAGGGGAGCCCGTTTGCTCCCCCGCGTTCCTCGGGTTATTAGTTAGAGGTGCGGCGGACGGCAGAGATGGACCCAGCGTCCACAATCTGCGAACCTCCGCTGAACTGCATGATGACGCGTGTCACGTCGTCACCGGTCACGTCACGCAGGTTCAAAATGCTTGCGTTGATGTGGTCGGTCAACAAGTCGGTACCGAAGTACAACTGGTTGGGGTTGCAGAAGATGATGGTGTCGTTTGGCATACCTGCGGGAGCGACAACGCTGAAGCCGAGGTAAGTCAAAGGACGCTCCGAACCAACAAACACCGGAGAGATGGTGGTAGTTCCGAGGCCGGCCATTGCGCGTTGGAGCAAGAACAAGGTCTTTCGGCTGACGTAGATGACCGAACCGTTGTCGCTCTGCACCGCGTCGGGTGCGTTGTTGATGGCGGCGTCCAAGTGGGTCAACACACCGGTAGTTCCGTCGGCGTCAGCGGTGAACGCGCCAGCGGCGGTACCGTTGTAACCGAGTGAGGAAGCGGCGTCCTTGATGACCTCACACAAGCCGTCAAAGCTAGAGTACTTGACCGCACCCGCTCCAGAGCCGTCGAAGTCGTAACCACCTTGCCACAAGTTGCCCTCGATGCTTTCGGCAACCTTGGCGGCCACGTACTGGGCCACGTAGGTAGTGAAGTCGGTGGGGGCGGCGGAGTTTTGGCCGCTCATCAAAGCACCTTCCCAAGTAGCGCGGAGTTCGTCGTTGCACACCTGCTCGTTAACCTTCAAGGCGGTCGCTTCGAGCACGGACTCATCCAAGGTCAATTCACCGGCGGCGGGAGTTGAAAAGGTGCAGTCCTGCGCTTGGATGGCGGCGCCGGAGAACTTCCGGAGGACGGCTTTGCTGTGGACATTTTGCAACACGCTCACGTAGTTGTTCGCGATGGTGTCTGCGGACAGGATAGCCGCCGCCACGTATGGACGGGCCGCCTCACCTGCGTAACTGCCAGCACCGATGCTGGCATTTTCGAATTTGTAAAGGCTCATTTCTGAGAAAATTTAGAGTGGAGGGCGGCGACGCGCTCCTGTAATGAAAGTTTAGACAAATCAATGGGCTCCGCTTGCGCCGTTGGGGTGGCGTGCTTGAGCATGGGAACGGCTTCGTCTTTCATGTCTGAAAGCTCGGCCTTGACGGCGGCCAGTTCCTCGGCTACGGGGTCGGCCTCGGGGGCTTCCTCCGCTTTGGGTTCTTCTTTGGGTGCCTCGGGGTTGACGTCGGACATATCTTCCTTGTCGTCTTCCTTGAGGGCTTCAAACGCAGACTTAATCATTTCCTCGACCTCGGCGCGGGTGACGTAGGAAGGCTTGTCTTGGTCTTCGTCTTCGAGTTCGACCTCGACTTCGAGTTCTTCGGTAGCTTCCTCGGTGGCTTCGGGCTCGTCGGCGCTTTGCTCGACGCGCTCCGCTTCGGCCTCCTCGGCCACGGGCTCCTCGGCTGGTTCCTCGGCGCCTTTGATTTCCTCAATGGCACCACCCTCACCGATAACCATCAAACGGCCGTCGTTGAGTTCGTAGTCGCCAGCGGGGACGGAGATGCGTTCGCCCTCGTCGTTGATGATGTAAGCCTCAGCGCCAACGACAAACTCGTCGTCGGTGTAAACTACGGTCCCGTTTTCAAGTGTCACCTCGGCGAGTTCGGTGCTTTTCTCCTCGCTGACGGTCAAGTTGACGTCGAATTTGTTGAGGATGTCCTGCACGCGTTGTTGGATGTTCATGGTGTGCGTTTTGTATTAGACGGATGAGGGAGGCGAATGCTTACGCGCCCCCTGATTTTTTTTCGTTGTCGGCCATGATTTGCACGGCTACCTTCTCCAGCTCGGACAGCGTTTCAAACTCGCGAACCTTGGCGTCGGCCCACCGCTTGCCCGCTTTCCCACCCCACAAGAGGTAAGAGATGTACCCGCACTCGCTCGGGTCGCCGTTGTCGTAGTATACCTCTGCACGGGCCAAATAGGAGGCCATACGTTGCACCGTTTCGCGGCTCAAGGGTTGGCGCTTGGCGAGTTGTTGAGCGCGAACCTTGCCCGTCTGGGTGGCGCATTTGTTGCCTTCCTTCTCGTTGAGCTCGATGCCGCGCTTGGCGTTGTTCACCACCGCGTCGGGATAGTCCGAATACGTCTCAAGCTCCAACACGTTCAACACCGCGTCGACCACGTCGTAGCCCATCGCCGTCTCTTCCTCTTGCTTTTGCATCTTGTCGGCGAAGTAGCCCTCAATGGAGAACCCCTTGACCTTGCCCTCTTTGACCCAATCCTGCCAAATGGCCTCGTTCTCGACTTTGACGGCAACCATCCACGTACCTACGGGCACGTCGAGGTCGTACACCGCCGACTTGTCCTTGTCCTTGTCTTCGACGAGCCACGACTCGACCACGGTGAGGCCGTTGATAGCGTGCTCGTGCTCCAAGGTGTGGGCCGTTTGGCGTCCTTGCTGGAGGTAGAGTTCGGCCGCACGGCGAACGGTGTCCTTTGAGAAGTACACGTAGAACTCGCCCTCGGCGTTCTTGCGGTAGATGGGTTTATCCGGGACGAGAGCCGGCCCCATGAGGATGCGCTTGTCGTTGTCCACCTCGGCAAATGTCACCTTTTGGTCCTTCAATGCCACGAAGTCCAACTCGATGGCTGGACGGTCTACGAGCGAGATGGCTTCGATGCCAAACACCTCTGCTTCCTCGTCAATTATTAGTTCCACAATTTTCATCCTCCGAGTGTTGCTTGGTCTTGGACCTGTTGGTTTGCTTGTTGTGCGTTGCTTACGTTTTGCGCGATGACGTAGGCTTGAATTGGGCCACCTTGGGCACCCTCACCCAAGAACCCGAGGTCGAGGGTAGGCGCTCCGGGTGCGTTGACGGCTCCCGCCGCAAAGCCCCCCGCCGGTCCCCTGTCTTCGGTGTCCGGTGGTGGTGGGTTGCTTCCTTGAAATTGCGTCTTGCGTATGTTTTGGATTTGAGCAAGGCCGGCTGCCCCTGCGGTTGCCGCCGCGATAAAGCGCGAACCCGGGAACGTGGCGTCTTTTGCCAATGCGTCCGTGATGGCTTGGCTTGTGTTGAGGACAGCCGACGCAAGGGAAAGGGCTTTGTTGCGCTTAAAGGCA